ACTAGCAGAGAATTACACGAAGCAGATTTATTAAAAGCATCAGATCAAAAACCTACCGATCAAGAACAGTTTATGTTATTAGAACACATAGCAGGACAAGTAGAAAATATACAAAAGGAAATGGAAACAATGAGAAATAATAATGTGAACATAACTTATGCTATGAAAGATATAGAAAAAATTAAACTAAGTTTAGAAGCTCTAAAAGATAAAGTTAGAAAGAATGGTAATCATCAATGACAGATAAAATTATAACACTTTTAATAGGAGTTATGTTGGCTTTAGCAGGATGGACATTAACTAGAACATTTGATTTGTCTACAAACCAAGCTGTTCAATTAGATAAAGTAGCTAAATTAGAAGCACAAGTAGAAAAATTCAAAGATCAAATGGATCAGATGATGGATTCTGATAAAGAGATTATGAAACAGCACATGAATATATTTGAAATGTTAAAAGAAAACAATAAACCAACAACGGGATATAATTAATAATGGAATTAGTAGTAGCACTTCTTATGTTTCTTGGTGATCCTCCAGTTTTGAAGGAACACTTACTTATGCCTAGCCTTTCCGAATGTTTAAAAAGAAAACGTATTGCTTTACGTTCTACAAACAACGCACAATTTCAATGTATGAAAGTTAATGCGGTTGTTAAAGAAGGTAAGATTCTCAGTATATCAAAAGCAGATTAATGTATTCTTTAATTTGGCTTCAAGATAATTGTTGGCAAATATTTACAAATGAAATTTGGGAGACGGAAAAAGAAGCATTAGATTATGCTAAAAGAAATAAGTTTAATAAGAAGATTCAATGGAAAGTCGTTTTATATAATAAAAAATATTTTATTTAATTTGTGATTGTTGCCACTCTTTATATTGTCTAAGATATTCATCAAAGCAACTATGTTCATTAGTTCTATGTCTTTCACAGAAATATTTTTTTTCTGCATTAATAATCCAACCACCTTCATTAGACATCATAGGTTTATCGCACATTAAACAAGTGCCACATTGAATAGACACATTTTTTCTTGCTTCAACCCAAGTTTTTTTTCTTGCCATTTATATCCAATTAATAATTTTAAATGTTAAATAAAGAACTATAAAAACAAACATAGCCATCATGTGTGTATCAAGAGGATGATGCTTCACATTTGTAACTGTTCTTTTAATTCTCTAAATTCTTGGTGTATTGTTTTTTCTGGTGTCCAAAATCTTCTGCCTGATTGTTTTAATCTACGATGATGTATAACTGTAGAATGATCTATATTTAACATTCTACCCAAATGAGATGGTGATGCTCCATATACTTCCACCATAAGATTAATAATAATACTTCTTGCTCTTACCAAAAATTCAAATCGTCTTTCACCTAACACCTCTTGTTTATTAACTTCATACTTAATACAAACTTTATTAACTACAGCATCAAGTGTTTGAGGGTAAACTTTTTTTCTTTCTATTGTTAAACCACTTTTCTTTTCTTCAAATCTTTCTTCTCTATATTTTAATCTTAGTAATTGATGTTCTATTTTTGCTCTGGTTTGTTGTGAAGACACACGATAGCCATTTTTAAATCCTGTTTTATAAATTAAAAGTTCTCTTCGTGTTAGTTCCCTATACATAGGAGCTTTCATTGCCTGCTTTAATTGTGTAAGTGTTTTCATTTGCGTAGTATACCCTTCTGTTGTTTGCACAACCTTTTGTTGTTTTTATAATTATGTAATTAATAAGACAGTTAAGCTCTCATTAATTGCTCTTGTGTGTCTACTACTTTTCTACCAAGTCTAATACTATCTTGGTGATACTTTTCAGCTTTAAGTTTTGCTTCAAGATATTTCTTATGCTTTTTCTCTTGAAGGTCTCTCAGCTTTTGTAGACGCATCCTGATTTCCATCAGCATCCTCCTTCACTTTTGTAAAGTCCCATTTTATATCTGTTACCTTTACTTCTACTAACTCTCCCTCATTTGAGGGGTCTGCAGCTTTCTCAACGGAATTAAATTTTTCTACATATATAAAACTTGCACTTCCGTTTCTTGTTCTTATAACCTTTTTGGTGGATTTGTCAATCATAGTCCCTTTCAATAGCCATTTCTATATAATGAATAGCCTTTTCTAAATCTTGTTTTTGACCTCGTTTCTTGTGCCTACACAAATACTTAATAGCATTGCCTTCGGCAAATGGGATGTTGTTTTTGTTTATAAATTCTGCTGGTTGAATAGCCATGGAGTAGTGATCTCCACCTATTTGCTTTTTATATACATTATCAGTCATAATTAAGGTGTCCGTGGCGGGAAAACAACTAATAGAAAGTCAAGGGTGATGACTAAAACCGCCACGAACTTTTAGAGCCTAAGCTCTATCTTCTGTAATTACCATAAGTTCCAGTTTTTTGGTAGGGTTTTTTATACCCACCCATTGCTGGTTGCTGTCCACCACTTCCAGATTGAGGTGCTTTACTATCGCTTGGTGTAAGCACTACATTCAATCCTCCTGTTGGTGTACCATCTTCTTCGGTAGCATCAAAAGCAGCTTGGTTATACCAAGTGTCGCCTACTTTAGCTCCAATCCTCCACGTTTTTCCTTGTGGTGATTTTGGATTAATAGGCGCAACCCAACTAGGTCTGTTATCTCCTGGTTGTTTGTCTGCATTTGGTATAAGTTTTATATATATCTTATCCATTTATATTTTCTCCTGTTTGTTTAGTTTATCCTCTACATTTTCGACAACATTCATTATCGCTTTGTAAGTAGAGGGATGTTTAGTTAAGGCTTGTTCAATGTATGGGTCGTTATATTTTCTAACTTGCCTATACTCATAAATGTTTCTACATTTTTTAAAATCACTTATGATCTGATCTACACCTTTATTTGTACTGCCATTAGCAGCACCTTTAACTTCTTTAGTACATGGAATATTTAATGACGCATACTCTTCGAGGGAAGTTATATCACTATCCAATATACCAAAGAAACTTAAAGCTCTTGATATTGCAAACGATTCAGACATAGGTAAAGCACCTTGTATGTACGTTGCATTTCTTTTTTTAAATTGCTTATGATGACCTGTGGCTAATACTCGTTCAGGATCGTAAGCTAAAATCTTACACTTACAGATATAATAATCTTCGTATTCCATAACACTTGTATCTATACCAAGCTCATCGCCAAACACCTGTCTAAAGTATTTAATCTTACTCCATAATGAAATAGTTGATTGACCTTTATCATTTTTATATGTGCCATCTTTACGACACAATTCATTTATCTTTTTTATTTTATCACGCATCTAACCCCCATTGTTTTTTAATAATATTTCTCTGTTTAGTTGTTAAGTATTTATAATGGTAGAAGTGATTAAGATCAGGTGGCTCTGAAATATCTGCTAACTTTTGCAGATCACCTTTACAATAGATAATCATTTGTTCCCAGTTATAAATTCTTCTTACCATCATGTTGTATTGGTATTCTAAATGATCGTCATACAAAGCTGCATGAGTGTCATCATAAATTAAATATTCTTTATCATTAACTAAAACTAAAAAAGGTTTCTTGCCTGTGCATTTCCAATAGAAAGCTACTTGTCCCCAATACGCATCAAATATACTATCATCACTTAATGGTTGTGTTTTAAAATAGTATTCATCTCTACCTTTTTTCTTTATAATGCTTGGCGGTTTTGTTTTTAATTCTATAAATAAACCATTCTTACCATTCTTACCTTCTGTCTCATAATCTATCCTTCCTATGATGTCGTGTAATAATTGTTTAGGTTTATTCATCACATATCGTTCAGAGGTAATCTTATTTTTGCCACAAAGTTCCTTGACCACCTTTCTTGTTTGCTCAATGGTCTTATGTGCATACTCAATCATGTGTTCTCTTGCGTAAGCATCTTTCTCATCAACAGGATCATACTTATTAATATCATCTAACTCCTTGCCGAACACCTCGTCATAGTTTCTATTTTTTAGTTGGATTGTTTTGTCTTTCCAATACAAAGTTTCACATTCCATTCTTTGAGCTGTGTTGTTTACGAGGTTTCCAAATCTCGGTTTGTATTGCATAGGAAACATACTTCTTTCCACACCATCATGATGACCATAGTTTATATTAAATTTAGCTAATGGCATACTAGAGCTAGAAGGCGACCAATGATCTAAACCTTTGCCGTTGTTTAAGCTATCAAAAAACTTTTTAAGTTTATATTGTTCTTTTGTTTGCATTGTTTTCAATGCCTTTATTTCATAGTTTTTCCACATTGTCTATACTTATTTTAGGGTTGATTTGTGGATAAATATACCTTATTGGTAATGGCGAAAGGAAAACAATGAAATTAAAAGAATGGATAAAAGAAGAAGGCTTAAGCTGTAGCGAGGCTGCGAGAAAAATTGGTATTCAGAACATAAATCCCGCCACTAATGTTTGGAGGTACTGCAATGGTCAGAGAATACCTAGACCTAAAGAGATGATTAAGATTTATAAAGCAACAAACAAAAAGGTACAACCTAATGACTTCTACGATCTCAAAATTTAAGCAAGTTAAAATTACTTGGGTTGATATATGCCAATGTGATGAGGCATGGATTCACGAAGATGAAATACTTGACCATGATGTAGCTGTTTGTACGGATGTTGGTTATATTTATAAAAAGACAAGAGATAAACTTTGGCTTTTTACTTCTTACTCTGAAGATGAGTATGGTTTCTCTGTTGGTGGTTTAACTTGTATACCCACAGGAGTTATAAAGAAGATAAAGGTAATTAAATGAGGTTTATATATATATTACTGACAGCAATTATACTTACTCATTGCAGTAAAATAGAAATAGGTGATTGGAGCTATGATCCTAAAGCTGCCATGATTAGACTAACCTTTGGAGTATCAAAGTAATGACTTATGTTGGTTTGTTTGAAGAAGTGGATTTGCAAGATAAGATTAAACAATTAAAAAAAGAATTAAGAAAAATAAAAGCTGATAAGACTAGAGGTCAGAATGATCTTGAAAGAATTATTGAAGAACAACTTAAAGAAATAGATACATTAAAAACAGAGATTGACATTAGAGAATTAGAGATTGAGATATTAAAAAAAAAGAATGAAAATATTAATAGCTTGTGAGTATTCAGGAATTGTAAGAAATGCTTTTGCTGCCAAAGGTCATGATGCTTGGAGTTGTGATATACTACCCTCTGAAAGTTCAGGTAATCATATTCAAGATGATGTATTAAAACATTTAAATAAAGGTTGGGATTTAATGATTGCTCATCCACCTTGTACTTATTTATCTAATGCTGGTGCTAGATTTTTATATCCAAAAGGTAAGCTAAATAAAGATAGGTATAAGCTAGGATTAAAAGCTAAAAAATTTTTTATGGCTTTGTACAATGCGCCAATAGACAAGATATGTGTAGAAAATCCTATATCAAGTAAGATATTTGAATTACCAAAACACACACAAACTATACAACCTTATGAGTATGGTCATCCTGTTCAAAAAAAAACTTGTCTTTGGATTAAAAATCTCAAAACTTTAACACCAACAAAAGTTATACAGAAACC